ACAGGGTGATGATAGGCGGGGACGACACGCCGGAGGCTCGTAAGGCCGTAGACAAGCTTGGGCGCCTGTACGGCAAGTGGGTTCCGGAGAGCCGCATCATAACGGCCGACGTCTGGTCCAGCGAGCTGTCCAAGCTCGCTTCCAACGCGATGCTTGCCCAGAGGGTGAGTTCCGTCAACAGCTTGGCCGCCCTTTGCGAGTTCAGCGGAGCCAACGTCGTTGACGTTTCAAAGGCCGTCGGCATGGACAGGAGGATCGGTCCGAGGTTCCTGGAGGCCGGAGTGGGCTTCGGGGGATCATGTTTCACAAAGGACATCCTCAACCTCGTCTACCTATGCAGGCACTACGGGCTTGAAGATGAGGCGGAATACTGGCACCAGGTTGTGAAGATGAACGCCCACCAGAGGGAGAGGTTCGTGAAGAGGATAGTGTCCGCGATGTTCAACACGCTGGCGGGCAAGCGGATCGCCATTTTCGGCTTGGCGTTCAAGCCGGACACGGGCGACACGAGGGACAGCCCAGCCATAAACATCGCCGAGGGGCTGGTCAGGGAGCAGGCCGAGGTCGTCATCCACGACCCGAAGGCCGCTGCCGTCATCCCCGGCGTTTCTTTCGCCGGTACGCCGTATGAGGCCGTGGCTGGGGCGCACGCCGTCCTGCTGCTCACGGGCTGGAAGGAATACGCCGACCTTGACTACCAGAGGATCTTCGATTCCATGCAGAAGCCTGCCTTCCTGTTCGACGGCCGCAATTTCCTCATTGACCACCGCCGGCTCCATATGATAGGGTTCAACGTATATCCGGTTGGGAAACCGGCGTTGGAACATTTTTGAGCGCCCAGAGCTCGGAAAGGGACGGTGTGTTATGGGTCTGTGGATAGAGAGCCTTGAGAATCTTCAGCCGTTGGCTGCCCTGTTGTCAGGTCAAGCCGAACTGGTCGCTTCGGTGTCGGCGTCGGACCGTGCGACGCCGGAACAGAAGAGGCAGATCAGCGACGACGCTGTGAAGCTGTCGGCGATGGTGATGGCTCAGTTGGAAATGTATGATCTTGGGAAACCGGACAATGACAAACCCAAGGGTTAAGATTGCGGCTGGATATCACGGGTGGAAGTGCCTTCGGTGCGAATGGGAGCAGGCCAATGATTTTCCCGAACCGGCCTTTGCCCCGAGAGCCGTGCGGATGCTGCTGGGACTTCCAGTGCCCGAAGTGCGGTGGGGCTGTTGAATATATGGATCGAGACAAGACAAAGAAAGGATAGGCATTATGGCAAGCGACTGCGTAGTTCCGATTGTGACACTGTCCAATATCCGCGAGCATCCGAACGCCTCCCTGCTTGGGCTGGCTGACGTTCTTGGGTACCAGATGGCCATCCCGCTGGTGGAGGACCAGAACGGAGGGATCGTCAGGAAGTTCGTCAGGGGCAAGGTTGACGAGAAAGGTCGCAAGGTTCCTGCCGACGAGAACACGCCTGCGGCCGACACTGAAGAGGCCCGTTTCGCGTTCAGGTACAGGGACGGACAGGTCTGCGTCTATTTTCCGGCCGACACGCTGCTTCCGGCCGAGTGGGCCGACAAGTTCGGAGTCAGGCAGCTCCTGAAGGGGAAGGACAGGGATCGCGTCGGGAAGATCAAGCTGCGCGGGGAGCCGTCTTTCGGGCTTGTCGTTGACCTGCCGGACGGTGTTGACTGGAAGGTCGGGGACAACGTTTGTGATTATTTTGGGGCCAAAAAGTACGAACCTCCGATCCGGGTTGGATGTGGCGATGCGGCTCCGTATGACCCTGACATTGATCCGTTCTTCGACAAGTTCACCGACGTTCAGAACGGCCGCGTGAACCTCGACGTGTTCGCCGATGGGGAGGAGGTCATCTTTACGGAGAAGATCCACGGTTGTTTGCATGCCGATACGAAAATTATGCAGGCCAATGGCGAGGAAATTCCCATTTCGGCTTTAACAAGGGGAGATATTGTACTTGCTTGCCGAAGAGTTGGCGATGTCATAGATTTCGTCCCAAGGGAAGTTGTGCAAGTTATTCACAGGGAGCTGTCGTCTTCTCAAAAATGGGTTAGACTTCATTTTGGTGATCGCTCAATTGTTTGTACCGAAGATCACTTGTTTTTGACGAGGAATGGAGGTTGGATTTCTGCTGAAAAACTTTCGGGGAAAGATGATGTTGTAGAAGGGTTTTGACTTAATCTCATCGAATCATCAGTTAGAACCGTGCACTAAGTGCACGGTAATAACTGGAGAAAACGATGAGAAGCTCGTTAGGCAACCGTGTTTGTCATTGCGGACGATCTTGTAGGCTTGAGGAATGTACGATATGTAGGGAAAAGAAAAAAAGAGCCGTTTTGAATGGTCAAAAGGTTCAAATATCGTGCAGGATGTGTGGGGCTCCGTATTTTGTTTCCGTTTTGAAAGTCAACCACTATGCCAAACTGGGAGGGGTTGTTTGTCGCAAGTGCCAAAGCATACTTGCGTCTAAACGTTTGACTAAATTGCGGTCGTTGCAGTCTCCGGAAGAAAGGGTTCGAATTGCTAAATACGCTCGTTCTTGTGTAAAAGCCGATCCATCGGAGACCGTAAGAAAACAATGGGACACTATCAAGTCCAATCCGGAACTGTATGAGAAAAACAGATCCCGCCTTGAAAGACAATCTGTTGAAGGTTGGAAAAATGCCGATGAGGCTACAAGAAACAAGAGGATACTGAGTTTTATCAACAGGAACAAAAGCAGGTCGGCTGGTAGCGATAAATTGAAGAGGTTAATGATTGAAAGAGGTTTGTATGAAGGATTTGTTTCTGAAGAAATTTTCCATGGGTTTATACCGGACGAGATAAATCACGGACTTAAGATCATTGTCGAATATTATGGGGATGTTTATCATTGCCGTCCTAGAAGGTACAAGGATCCCAGCCAATACCTGAAATTTATTGGCAGAACTGTCGGGGAACAATGGGCTAGAGACAAGAAAAGACTTGCAGTTTTTTATCGTTTCGGATATGTGGTGGTGATAGTGTGGGAGTCTGATTTTAAGCGGGACGAAGAGGGTCAACTAAGGAGAATACAAAATGAGATTGACAGGAAAAGAAGCGTTGGTGGGATCGTTTGATAGGTGGGATATTGAGGTGCAGGAGGAACACTCCTTTGTTGCAGAGGGGGCTGTTGTTCATAATTCTAACTGTCGCCTTGGCTGCGTCAACGGCCGTCAGGTCGCCGGCTCCATGTCGGTCAGGAGGAAACGTCCGTCGAGGAAGGATGACGGGCTTGTGGAGGCTTCCTGCGGGTTCGACAGCGAGGAGATGAAACGGAGCACCTATTGGTTTCCGTGGACGCTCCCCGGCGTCAGGAGCTTGTTGGACTCCTTCAATGTCGCCATCGACACCGACGACCCGCAGAACATGAATGCCGTCCTTTACGGAGAGGTCTATGGGGGGAGCATCCAAAGCCTCGACTACGGCGTCCCCAAGGGGAAGGGCCTCGGGTTCCGCGCGTTCGGCCTCAGGCTGAACGGCAGGTTCCTTGACTGGGACGACTTTGCGCGTATCTGTTCCAAATATGGCGTCGAAACGGTGCCGGTGCTGTGGCGCGGACCGTACAGCCTCGCCAAGGCCAAGGAGCTGGCCGACGGGAAGTCGCAGATGGCTGGGCACATAAGGGAAGGGACGGTCGCCTATCCCGTGAGGGAGAGGGACAACCCGAAGGTCGGACGTGCCATTTTGAAATTCGTGGGGACGGAATACGACCTCATGACGGGCAAGACGGACTTCAAGGACGTCTGACGGGAGCCGCATGAAGACGTGGTACAGGGCGGTGTGCGACGAGCACAAGGAGATGTGCCACGTCCTGGTGAGCAACCCGACGTGCGGGGCTCATCTGCTTGGCGAACACGACGCCGAGATACAGGCGTGGCTGGAGCTGCACGGCAACTGCAGCCTGAGGATGGTTCACAGGGAAGATGAGCTGGAGCCGCTTCTGGGATCATATATTGACACACCCATCGTTTTGTGAAATGATTTCATTGCCGGAATCGGAAGGATACCCTGTCGCCGGGCATAGGCTTGGAGGAAGCTCAGGACATTTCCGCTTAAGGCGGGAGGCCGAATAGGCCGTCTGCACCGCCGAGGATGCAACCCAAACAGGCTGAGCGGGTGAGCGGCGCGTTGAAGCCGGGTAGGGGCATTAGATAAATGACAGTGGGGACAGTGTACAAAATCCTGGCTATTAGCCTTCCGGTTCCGGCTTTCAGCTCTGCGGCTTGAGGTTCATCATCTGGCCGACGATTCCGGACATGTTGGTGCTTGTGACCCCCGTCACAAGCGATTGGATCACCTGTTCTACCATTTCAGGAGGCAGGTTGGCCTTCGCAACGATCTCTCGGATGGCCGCCACCACCTGCTGGGTGATGGTGCCCATGAGGGTCTCATACTGGGATTTGACTTGGCTGGCGTTCATCTGGGACACCCCGGCCTGCATCCCGCCGCTCATTGAGACGTTGGCTCCCTCGGCCGCCTTCTGCATCCTGCCGTACCATGTGTCGTTTTTTTGTGTCACATCCTATATTTCGGTGGTATAATGGAGGAAACCTTGTGTTGTCTCATAAATGGGACGCGGGTTGAAACGAAGGGATCCGGCAAATGAGCTTTTGTAAGAACGGGATAACCGCGGCCTCGGCTGCGGCCAAAAGCTTCAGCGACTTTCTGGCGGTCTACCGCCGGTTCAGGAAGGATAACTCCCTCGGGTCGCCCCAAAGCGTCCACGAGATATGTAATTCGATGTCCGACAAGCACGGCCGGATATGCAGATATGTGAAACATGCCGAGAGGAACGACCCCAAAAAGGGCTTTGAGGCCAAGATGGGCGGCGCCTTCGCCGGCTACATGGCCTATGCGATCATGGTGATGGACAGGTACCGCGTCGACATCGAACGCGGGATGGAAACGGAGATGAAAAAGGCGGTTAGACAGCACGCCAGGAAAACAGGGGTGAAATGATGAGCGCAGATGAGAAGTTGGAAGTCAAGCCGACAGCCGTGGACATGGTAGCGAACCCGACCGTCGCCGAACAGGTCTCGGACGTCCCCAAGCTCTCCGCCGAGGAGGTCAGGGCTGGGATGAAGAAGATCGACCCGAAGGCCGTCGCCGCGGAGGTCCTCGCGTGGCTGATCCAGAACGTCGAGAACTACATTGACAACACCCAGAAGACCTTCAGGCTCGTCCTGACCGTCGCCGCCGACACGATGCCGGTCACAAAGGCCCTTCAGGACCTCTATATGGCAGTCCCAGACGACGAGAACGTCGGGGAGCTGATGGACAGCCTTGACGAGATTACCGCCGAGGCCAAGGACATAATGCAGGCGGATGCGGAGAGCATCGAGAAGCTCTTCAGGAGGCTGGTCTTCTTCTACGAGATGACTGGATTTTGCAACGCGACAGGGCCCATCGTCCAGCAGATGGACGGCTGCGTCGAGATCTCGGAGTTCATGTTCGACCCCGTCTCCATGACCATGCAGGTGAAGCAGCCAGTCGTCAAGATGGTTGACGGGCAGCCTGTGGAAACGGGAGAGAAGAGGGTCGTTAAGGAGATCCAGATCCCTGAGGGGTTCGGAGTCGAGCTCTCGATCGACTATTGGACCAAGCGGCCTGCCGCATCGCCGTGGTGAACGGGAAGACCCGCATGATAGCCGAACTGGGCAGCCAGGTTGAGAAACAGGTGTGGCGCTCGCTTACGGAACGCTTCAGCGGGTATAATTGTCCCCACCTTGACATCCCCTGTTCTCCAATATCCTGCAGCACTTTGAATGATCTGATGGGGCGGATATGGACGCCGGTGGAGGATTCTCTGTTTGCCGTCAAACGTACCGTCAGGGATGCGATGGCAGAGCGGCTATTCTCGCCTCTATCTCAAGTTTCCTTGCCTTGAGCGACCTGATGCTGCGGCGCAGCATCCTCAGCGTCTTTCGGATGCAGCTCGGGCACGGTCCCTTGTAGTTCTGGTGCTCCACGATCTTGACCTCGGTCAGGCCTATGTCCCTTTCGACGTCGGACTTGGCCCTCAGCCAGTCCTCCCTTGTCATGGAGAGCTCACGGAGCCTCTTGCGTTCTGCCATGGCCTTTCTGGCCGCTCGGCAGCCTCCGCAGCCACCTTTCTTCCTCCTCGGGGAGCTGGCTTGTGTGGGGGGCTGTTCTGGAGGCGGAGGGACTGTCTGCGGAACTGCAGTGGATCCGTTGGATCTCTGCAGCCTCCTGAGAGCCCTCTGTTCCCTTGCCAGACGCCTCTGTTCCCTGGCGGCGGCACGCCTCTGCCAGCGGTTCAATGTCGGAGCCTGTTGTGACGGCGTCGTTTCCATATCCATTTTTTCATTGCCGTCGGCCGCCATTCCTCTGATAATCCGGAGACGGCTGCCGATATTACGGATCTCGGATAAACTCCCTAATCTCGATATAAGTCGGCGGTCAGGGCTTCCTTACGCCATCCTGGATCAGCCTGAGGTCGGCGAGGCTGACAGGGTCGGGATGTTTGGCCACCTCGGTGTCGGAAAAGCTCTTCTCGTACCACCTGGCCAAGTCGAACGGCTCCTTCGGGACGGCTCCTCTGCACGCCCCAAGGGCCTCCTCGAAGGTGGCAAACGGGAACACGTCGCATTTTGACTCTGGGTTGCAGTTGAAGACCTTGAAGCCGACCTTCTGGAACGTGGGGAGGAGTTCCCTCAGCATGGCGTTCTGCTTACTGTAGCGGCCGGTCCTCGCGTGGCATGTCTGGCCGAAGGCGTACTGCTCCTTCTCTGTCATCTCGAAGTCCACGCCCAGCATGTATACCGTCGGGCAGCCGAGGTAGTGCATCAGCCTGACCCCGAGAAGCATCGTGTCTATGCACCGGAACGGGGAGTTGTCGGCGGGCTGGTTGCCGCCTCGGCCCCACTGAGCGTATTCCGTCTCGAAGAACGTCGGCGCGTCGAAGACGGCCTTCCTCGAGAAGCCGAAAGTCCCAGGGCAGTCGCGGAGCTTGATGTCGAGGTTGCGGAACGAGCCGTCGGGCGTCTTGGCCCTGATGTGCTTTCCCAGTTTGCCTAGCGGGGCGAAAGTCAGGCACTTCGGGTCGAGGTGAATTCCGTGGTGGAATTTCTTCTCAGGATCGCCAAAACACCATGCGGAAACCGGGATGTGTCCGGCGACGTTGTTGACCGCCAGCGACACGATGCCGCGCTCCCTGAGAGCCTGATACGGGAGCTTGTTGACGCTGGGGCCTCCGCAGACTAGGAAGCCCGCCGCAGGGCTCCATAGGCCGCAGAGGTCAATTGGCGTCATGCCCGTCTTCCTGCAGAAATCGCATCTTTTCCTCGCATGCCTCTCGCCCCTGCAGTGGACGCATGGCCTCTTCGGGTTGACAACCAGCAGCGGATCGTTGTTTTCCATCATCGGCCCCCCTGGTTCGATTCGCATTTCGGATGAATGCACCTTATCTTGCCGAACAGCAGGTGGGTCCTTATCATCGTGCTACCACATTTCGGGCACCATCCTTTTCCCCATAGCCACTCGTCAGTCCGTATCAGCCTTAATAACCGCGGCTTCGGAATTGATGCATATGTGGAACCAATGTCGTTCATGCCGTCACAGGCGGTTCGGAACTTTTCAATTGCCTTGCATTTTGGGCATCCGTAGACGGTCTCATCTGTCGCGAACGGATTTGGCCCGGCGAGCAGTTCGTCCGCCCTACCCCTCCATCCGCATTCACAAATTGTTTTGCGTTCGGGGTTGTTCACAATTTTACCTTCGTTGTTTTCCATATTGCCTCCGGCTCCGTTACGCAGGGCGCGTTACGCAGTATGCGTTACGCCAAACAGTGTTACACCGAATGGTGTTATCTATTGACAATCTGGGTCGTATTCTTTTATGACTCTTCTGTTCCCCTGATCATCTTCTTGTGTGAGTAGGATTTTCCCCTGCATTGACCATTCAATCACGTTGTCCATTGTGCCGTCGTCGTTTACCCTACCCATTGACATCGTCTTCCTTATTTTAGCGTGCAGTTCGCACATACTTCTAGCGGCATCGAGGTTGGTTCCGTAGTCATAGGTAACAATTCTTGAAGTCCCCTCCGCGAGGGAAGAAAATTCACGAGTTGCTGAAACAATGTGTTCAGCGTATTGTTCCAAAAATTTAACAATAACCGGTTCAGGCTTCACAACAACCGCTTCTGAATTCATATATAATGTCTCCTAGCTCATTGTTTCGTACCTATTTGTTGTAATGACATTATACAGTTATTTATATGGCTAGATCATTATTTTTACCTTGACTTTAATTTGAAACTGTGGTAATATGGCCTCGTTTTGAAAATAAGAAAGGGCCACAATATGAGCAAAAAGCATCTGTTACAACCTGGGTTTAGATTTGGCTGGGAACCGTTGCAAACCCGCATTACCGTCAAGAAGGGCGGCTATCTTTCTATGCGTGAATGGCAGGAGGAAGCTTTCCTGGAACTCCGCAACGAGCGTTTTTGGATCATCAACGCGCCAATGGCCAGCGGCAAGACTTTTGAGATCGGCTGCCTTGTGATTGACAAGCTGATCCGCAACCCGACTATGAGGGCGATCATCGCCGTTCCGCAGACCATCATCGGTCTTGGGTTTAAGGAAATGAAGATAGAAATGCCGGACGGGGAGCGTTATGACTGGGCTCCTCGGCATGACCTATGTAACGGGACGGATGAGAAAAACGCTCAGTACCTGTTGGACTGGTTGGTTGGCCCTTCCGCCCGCGAGGACATTCAGGATCGCATGCTGGTTTGTTCCCATAGCACTCTCGTCAGGTCGTTCAAGCAGAATCCCGACCTGTTCCGCGACGCCTGCGTGGTAATTGACGAGGCCCACCACGTCCAGTATGCGGAGCACGAGAACCTCGGATTGGAACTCATCAACGGCATCGGAGGCTTGGTTAAGTGGGCCGTCACACAAACCGGCTTAAAGCTGCATGTCGGCCTGACCACGGCCACCTTCTTCCGCGGCGACAAGAACGACATCGTTCCCGAAAGGTACCAGAAGAAGTTCACCCGCTATAACCTCCCCTATGACCGCTTCCTTAAAAGCATGAAGCACCTGCGCTCCATGTCGTATGACTTCTACCTCTGCAACCACAACTTCGAGTCGGCGGTCGCCAAGGTGTTCGACGGGTCGGTGGAGAAGACCATTGTTTACATCCCGCCGGTTCGGAGCCATTTCACGGTTGGGGACAAGCACGACGATGTCACAGCCGTCTACAAGGCGATTGCCAAGAGCGAAACGCCGGAGATCAGGGAACGCGAGGACGGCATCACGCTGGTTCGGCGTGGGCAGGTATGGGTGAAGGTCGTCAACTTGGTGGATGAGGACAACCGAGACGCCAAGAAAAACGCCGTCTATGCCGCCCATGACGCGAAGGACGGATCCAAATTGGACGTCGTCATCGCCCTCGGGATGTTCAAGGAGGGGGCCAACTGGAAGTGGGCCAACCGCGAGATCATACTGGGGACGCGCCATTCGCTGACGGAGACAATACAGACCATCGGGCGGCTTTTCCGCGACGCCGAAGGCAAACGCCATGTGTCAATCTTCCACATGCTCCCCTTCTCGCTGGACCAGATCGACAGGGAGAACACGAGGATCAGCCTCAACAACTTCATGAAGGCGATCTTCGCCTCGATGCTGCTTGAGAACATCATGTATCCCGTCGGCTTGGACCCCAAGTTCCAGGAGGAGGAGGAAAAACCGGAGGATAACACCGAAAAGAAAAGGCCGGTTGACCACTTCATGGAAGCGTGCGGTGATGCGGCGGTTGCTAACGGCGTGCTTGACGATTTCAAGGATACCATCATTGACGCGGTGCGCGAGGACGATACGCTGAACCACGACCACGGGAAGTTCCAAGCCGTCTTCAAGGACAAGCTGCTGAAGACCATGGAGGGCCACGGAGTCTCAGTGGGGAACGCAACGAAGAAAGCTGACAAGATTGTCGAGCAGGTTTACAAGATGCTGAAACGCCGGTCGGTTGACGTGGGCGGCTACGACGTGAAGAGCATCAATTATGAGATCATCAAGAACGTCAGTGTCCTTGACTTCATCCTGAAATACGGGTCGGATGCCTGCGGGGTCAGGACGTTCGAGGAGTTCAGGAAGGCGATTAAGGCTATTGCTTATCTTCCTTTTGAGAAGGCACGTTCGTTTGTTCGTATGCTTGGATTGAAAAGTTTAAGTTACTGGATACGTTGGGCAAAATCTCAAAAAAAGCCCGAAGGCATACCGTCATATCCCCAAGGAATTTATTACGATAAAGGTTGGACTTCTTATGGTGATTGGCTGGGCACTGGAACAGTTGCCACACGGAACAGAAAGTATCGTCCTTTTGCTGAAGCTCGCGAATTCGTCAGGGCATTAGGATTAAAAACTGTAAATGATTGGGTTGCTTGGGTAAAAACTAATAAAAAGCCAGATGATATTCCTATGAATCCCATTAAGGTTTATGATGAATGGGTTTCTTGGAATGATTGGTTGAACAACAATTGGATGTCAAGAAAACATCGTTCTTTTGTCGAGGCTCGCAAATTCGTCAGGAAGTTGGGTCTGGAAAACAGTGTTGCGTGGGCAAAGTGGGCCGCATCAAACGAAAGACCTATGGATATCCCAATCGTTCCGCATTCTGTTTATCGGAATGATGGTTGGGTTTCTATTAGAGACTGGATTGGTGGCGGCGGGAAAGTTTGCAAGAGTGACAGACTACCGTTTGTCAAAGCTCGCAAATTCGTCAGAGGATTGGGGCTGAAAACATCAGATGAGTGGTTTGCCTACTGCAAAACTGGCAATAAACCGAATAACATACCTTCCTTCCCAAGAAACCCATATAAAGACGAGGGGTGGATATCCATGGGGGATTGGATTGGAACCGGCAACATTGCCACTCGAGATCGAGAATATCGTCCTTTTGCTGAAGCTCGCGAATTCGTCAGAAAATTAGGACTTAAAAACAGTGATGAATGGAAGGCATACACTAAAAGTGGGAATATGCCAACAGATATCCCATCTTGTCCTGTTAATGTCTGGAAAAACAATGGGTGGATTTCTATGGGTGATTGGTTGGGCAATAGATTTGTGGCTACACAAAACCGTACATATCGTTCTTTCGTGAGGGCTAGAAAGTTCGTTAGGGGTTTGGGGATAAAAACCCACGAAGAATGGGTGATTTTTGTTAAGACTGGAAAACTTCCCAAAGATATTCCTTCTACCCCAGATAGTGCTGGTGTTTATACAAATGATTGGATATCTTGGGGTAACTGGCTTGGAACCGGAAGAATTGCTTAAGTTAAGAGGTGCCGCATGAGGCTGAACCAGAAGAACTGGGGCGACCCGAAGAAACGGCTGGCCAGGGACGAGACCGTCATTTCCTTCTACCGCACACACTTCGGCCAAACGATTCCGAAGGGCAGGCAGTATTGGACAATCGCCGGCCAATGCTCCACGGACAGTGGAACGGTAAGGCCGGGCTGCGAGTTCGAGCACGTCCTATCGGAGCACCTTGTCAGGCCGAATCAGTTCCACAGCGCGGAGATCGAGCCGGATATCCACATGGCAAACAGCCGAATCGGCCGAGGCCACTGGCACGAGGGGGATCTCTATAAGGCTATGGTGGCCGAGGTCAACAGGGGAGGCTTCAACCCAGCCGTCGTCAACGCCGACCTCCTCTTAATGCCTGGGAGAGCCGCACCATACATCGCCAGGACTATCGCCCTGCTAACGTCGCTGGACATCAGGAACGTGATGGTGGTCTGCAACGTCATCCTGCGTAATCGGCAGAACAGGTCGTCCAACGAGGAGACCATTCAGAATTTGTCACTTACTTCCCAGTTCAGGTCAGCTTTTAGCAAGGGTTGGAAGCTGCACGGTGAGGGCTATACCTACAACGGCACGGGTGGCAACAAGACCGTCATGGGAACGATCATCCTCTACAGGAAATAGTTTCAAAAAGATGTTGACGCCCATTGAATTTTTTGCCATACTCCTGACAATGAAACAGGAGTAAGGTGCTTTCAACAATGAGAACGACAGAGCAGGACCGGATGATGTGGGATACGACGCCGTCGGGCGCCGCGGACGGTCCCATTCTGTACTAAGGGGATTTTTCCGAAGGGCTCGGCGGGCATCCGCCGGGCCCTTTTTGTTTTTAGCTACAAGCGCGTGGTCTAATTGGCTGGGCCCTGGTCTCCAAAACCAGAGATAAATGCGGGTTCGAGTCCCGCCGCGCTTGCCAACGGCGGGATAGCCCAGTTGGGAGAGCGCTCGGCTCATAACCGAGAGGTCGCGGGTTCGACCCCCGCTCCCGCCACCAGATTTGAGTTGTGTTCTTTGAGATCGCGGGCGACAGGCCGGTGCCTTGTCGGGGCCCATAATCTCGGCGGTTGGGTTCGACTCCCAGGTCCGCAACCATTTTTATTGCGGGATGGTGCAACAGGAGCACGTATGGCTCATAACCATAGGATGGCGGTGCAACTCCGTCTCCCGCTACCAGATTGAAGAAGGAAGGTTCAATTCAACCACAGAATAATAGACCAGGAGAATTGAACTATGAACAAGATGGACAGCACGTATGTTTTGAGGACGAGCAAAAAGATAAGGGCAATTCGCCTTCTGGGCGGAAGGTGTGTTCGATGCGGCGAAACTAATCCAGTAGTTTTGGATTTTCACCATGAGGGCGACAAGAATGGCAAAGTTTCATATTTGTCTCGATATAGGTGGAGCAGATATTGGGAAGAGGTAAAAAAATGCCAACTGTTGTGTCGTAATTGTCATCTGGATCTCCATTATCCAGAACCAAACAAGATGAAGTTGAGGCTATTAACGATCAAAGGAGTAGTCCAATGTTGTCGGTGCGGTTACAAGTCCAATGTCGCATGTTTGGATTTCCATCACAGGAACAAAAGGGAAAAACTGTTCGGTTTCGGGACAGCACACAACAATCATATGTTCTTGAAAACTATGAGCCAAATTGTAAGAGAACTTGAGAAGTGCGAAGTGCTATGCCGCAACTGTCATGCATTGTCTCATTTTGACAGTGATAGGTTTGGTAGGTTTAGTGATGAAATAGAAAAGGCCGTTTGCGACCACAAAGAGAAACATGTTGTTGGAGCACCCGTTATTTTAGAGCTATTGAATCTTGGGATGAGAAAAATAGACATAGCGAAACAATTGAAGTGTTCCAAGTCGTTGATAACATATACTGCTCAAAAGGCAGGATGGATCGGGAATGGTGTCGTTTTGAAAAGTTGAAAAGGGGATGTCGCCTAGAGGCCCATGGCGCCAGATTGTCAATCTGGTATATGATCGCGGGTTCGAATCCCGCCATCCCCGCCATTTTTGAAAATTAGATAGAGGAAGGGGGTTCGAAACCGTTGAACAACTCCACCCCGCCGCATTCCCCCGACTTCAGTCGTGGGGTTAGGCGGGGCAGGCTGATTTTTGTTGCCAATGCGGGGATTTTGTGCAAGGATGCGTTTGTGTTCTTTGACAGGGTGTTTCGGTTGTGGCAGGAAACAAGGTTTCCCCTGCCACGTAAAACCTGAAGGATCAGGACGGCATAAACCCAACGCCGTACAGGCGGGGCATAATCCGTCCAATGCGCGTTGCCGTTTCGGCAAGCGCTTTTCACCATGATCCGCTTTGGGAGGGGCTTCGGAAGATGACCCACGACGAAGCGGGCTTGCGGTAAGGCTGGATGCCCGGGGCATTGTGGTGCCCATTTCAAACGGCTCCGGCCGGGCTCGGAACGAGCCACGAGAGGGGTCATGCGTCATGTCGCATGACCTCGTCAGGAATCCCCCGGATTTATCCGTGGGGAGGTTCAACTATGCTAGTATGAAGACTAGCATATTTCTGTGTAGGGAATGCGGATCTGACATAAGTCTCAAACCGTCGAACAGGAGGAGCTTTTGTAATTCTGGTTGTTTTGCGAAATGGGCTAGAAAGGTTAAGCTCAATAACAAACAGGAAAAGAGATATTGTTTGAGATGCGGAGCCGTTTTTGAGGTTGCCAGATCGATTGAACAAAGATTCTGTTCTCGTTCATGTTCGGCGTCTCACAATAACACGGGAAGGCATCCATCGAGTTCCCAAATAGCAAAACTGAAAGTATTATATGCTGAAGGTAAATTGTATGGGTTGAAGTTGGGGGTTGAAAAAGCAAAAAAGATCGGAACTAAAATTGATCGGTTATGCCCAGTTTGTGGCAAAAAATACAAGATATCACCGTGGATGTTAGAACATGGCGTCAAGAAATTTTGTTCAAAAGAATGTTGTTACAAGAGACCTAATCAGGGAGGTTATCATTCTGGTTCTGTTCGCAATTTTCAATCAGGATGGTACGAATCAACAATCGCTGGGAAAGTATGGTTGGACAGTTCGTATGAGTTTGTGATGGCTAGATATCTTGATGAGAAAGGTTATAGATGGAAGAAGAATACGAATGGGTTCCCTTACGTTGCTATAGATGGAAGCGGTCATCTTTATGTCCCCGATTTTCACATAGCAGATGTTGATTTGTGGGTCGAAACGAAGGGCTATATGACCGAGAACGACCAGAGAAAATTTGATGCGTTCCCATATCGTCTTGTGGTGATTACCAAGAAGACCATCTACGACAAGTCAACTTGGGGTTTTTAAGTAGTTCAACGCCCCCGTGGTCCAATGGAAGGGCACCGGCCTCCGAAGCCGGATTTCATGCCAGTTCGAGTCTGGCCGGGGGCGCCAATTTGGCATCTTGATTGAACCTCCCCATGGATGAACAACTTCACCCAGATGCCAATGTTTACCACGCAGTGATAAATGCCATTCTAGTGAAAAAGGGTCAACAGGAGGTTCAAATGTCCTGCACAAAGTGCGGTTCGGAGATGGCCAGGGTCTGCGACCCCGTGACTCGCAAGTGCTTCTGGAGGTGCCCGAAGTGCGGCCGAACCGAGTCCTGCAGATAGCCTCATATTTTTCTTTCTTCCCGACCGCGATGCCGTATAATGTCCGCCAGTAAGAAACACTGTTAAACCATCACAACACAATACGGAGGCAGCGATGGAAGCAAAGGTAACGATCCGAGGAACATCACCACTTCTCATGCACAGGTATCCCCTGGAGCCGATCGAGGGCTTGGACAAGAAGCCCAAGGAAGAGCAGGCCGAGGTGTCCGCCTACAGGATTCCGAGGACGGACGAGCTCTACATCCCCGGCTGCGCGATCCAGAGGGCCCTCACGAAGGCCGCGGCCTATTCCAAGGGCAAGGGCAGGGGCTCGCTGATGAAGGTTGCGGCCGCCTGCATGCTGGTTCAGCCGGAGTTCGTCGGGCTCGGCACGAAGAAGTATGAGATCGACTCCCGCGCGGTGGTCGTACCGGCAACCAAGGGCCGGATCGTCAGGCACCGTCCAAGGCTCGACAGCTGGAAGGTCACCTTCAAGCTCGGGTGGGACGAGACCCTCATCACCGAGATGCAGGTCAAGCGCATTGTCGAGGACATGGGCAAGCGCGTTGGGCTGCTCGACTTCCGCCCGTCCAACAACGGCTCCTTCGGGTGCTGCGAGTTGGCCAAGTGGGAGAGGATGAAATAGGATTTGGCAGGCTTCGTTGCGGTCGGGCGTGGCAATCTGAGGTAATGTGGGGTTTGGTCTGGTGGGGTGTGGTTTGGTTTCCGGTTCAGATATGCCCGCCTGCCGCCGGTTTCGGCCGCCGATTTGATGCAAGGTGAGTTCAGCCAATGTGAGGTCTGGTAAGCTAGGGTGTGGTCTGGTTTTTCCGGATCTTTTTGTGACGTTTTTGTGGCAAGCTTAGGTTTGCTGATGTGTGGCGAGGTGAGGTGGGGTTTTGTTTTTAGGCTCTATTTTGATTTCTGCCACGTTTGAAATGGCAAGCTCCGGTGAGCCAAGGTATGCTGATGTATGGTGAGGTGGGGCCTGGTTCGGCTATAATGGGGTCGTGCGGCCGGCGTTTAGTTGATTTTGGTGCGGTTATACGCACTATGGCAAGGTGGGGCTATGCACGGTAAGGTGATGCGATGTATGGCCGGCTTTGGTCAGCTGAGGTGTGGTGAGGTTTTCTTCCGTTAAGCATCATGTTCTGATGCTGCTGGAGATAGATGGATTTGTGAACGGGCAAGGTGATGCGTGGTAAGCTATTGTAGAGCGTGGTGGGGTCTGGTTTGGTAAGGTGTGGTTTGGCTTTTGCGAGCATACCGTGCATCAGTTGATTTGTGAAGTTTCAGTGCGGCCAGGAACGGCAAGGCGAGCTCGGCTAGGGTGAGCTGAGGCATGGTTGAACAAGGGTTTGCGACTCCGTTCCGGCATATGCGTTTTATGGTCAGCCAAGCTACGGCCTGGTGAGGTTAGCTATGGTTTGCTGAGGTGAGGCAAGGTTATTTTGAGCAGGATAAGCGACGAACTGGAGCGGGGCGGTTGGCAGCGCGACGACGGCTGGACTATGCCGGCGTACCGCAGAGCCGCTGGCGGCAGCGTTCAGCTGCTCAGCCTCTCCCCAAACCGTTCGACGTGGTTTCTGTTCGTCGACCAGGTGTCAACGTTTCACCACAAGAACATATTGTCGGTGATGAAGCAAGCAGACAGGAGACGGCAAGGATGAGCGCGACATGCAAGTGTCTGGCCTTGGACGGCGGCGGGGTCTTCGGCATAGGCCAGGCCCTGATACTGTCGCAGGTTGACGTTTCCAAGTTCGATTTCCTCGTTGGGACGTCCATAGGATCCGTGATAGCCGCCTCGATCGCGTCGGGGATCGACACCGCCGTTATCCCGGAGTTCTTCCACGAGGAGATGCCTAGGATCTTTGACAGGTCCTTCTGGAGGAGGATCAACCCTCTCAATTCCAAGTACCCTGACACAGCCCTCAACGCCGCCCTCATCGGCCTTCTGAAGGGCGAGTTCGGAGCCGTTCGGAAACCACTTTTCATAACCGCCGCCAATTTGGCCGAAAAGAAGCTTAAGGTCTTCGAGTCCACCGACGTTCGGGACGGGGCGTCTCCGCTGTGGGACGTCTGCAGGTCGGCAGTTGCGGCAGAGACCTATTTCCAGCCATGGAACGGATATGCGGACGGCGGCGTCTTCGCCAACAACCCGTCGATGGTCGCTGTCGCAGGCGCGTCGGCGAAGTTTGGCGTGGAGCCGTCGCAGCTCGAACTGTGCTCCATCGGAACGGGATCATGCTCCAAGGCGGCGTTCAGGTCGGGTGAGGACCATTCGATCGTCTGGTGGGGCAGGTGGTTGCTCCAGGCCCTCCTCAACGGGTCGGCCAACACGATGCACGAGTTCTTCGTCAACTCCATGAGGTGCAAGAAGCACCTGAGGATTGATTTCGTAAGGGACGAAAAGTGGGGTATGGACAGCCCCAAGGACATGCTCAAGGCCGAAAAGGCGTGGGCGGATGACATCAAGAGGGGCGTCGACCTCGTGTCGGCGTTTTGACGGCATGGCGACGACAGCGACATGGCATGCGAGTCTGGACTGCGACTGCCCGAAATGCGGCGAATATGTTGACCTTCTGAAATATCCCGATTTCTGGGACGGCCGATCCATGCTTGAGGTGGCCGAGCACGGCACGCCAGCGACGAAGGACATGGAAGTCGTGTGCCCTGAATGCGGAGCAGAGTTCACAGTGGATTGCGAATGGTAGTGAAACAAAAGGAGAAGCAAAATGGCCAAGGAAACGCTCAGGAAGAAGATAATGTGGGAGATTGACCTCGACATCGATGACGGGACCTATGCCAAGCTCAAGGAACTCGGCCTCGCCATGATCCGCGAGGACGGGGCGGCTCTCGCAAACTACGCCGCCGTGAAGGTTCTTGAACAGTATTTCAAGGGCTATGCTGACGGCCAGAAGAAGGCGCTCAAGAAAGCCCGCGGGAAAAGGACATGAGCATCCGCGAGATGGAGGAGTTCGCCGTCTTCTGCGTCTGCGTCGCGGGAAAGACGGCCGACCACGCCACCAAGGCCGTCAGGCGCCTCCTTTCCGGCCACATCGGCAGCCCATTTGCGGCAATCAGGCTCCTGCATGCGTCCGACGGCCTGCCGGTGGCACTCAGGGCCGCCAGGACGGGAAACTACCGGAAGCTCTCAAGGGCGCTGCCGGAGCTCGCGCGCTCCGGGCTGGATCTCAGACGGTGTTCCGTCGCCGACCTTGAGGCCCTGTACGGCGTGGGGCCGAAGACGGCCAGGTACTTCATACTGCACACCCGTCCGGACGCAAGGGTGGCCGCATTGGACACCCATGTTCTCAAGTACCTCTCGACGCTCGGACACGAGGTTCCGAAGTCGACGCCGTCCAGCGGGAGGAGATATGCCGAACTTGAAAAGGCGTTCCTTGCCGAAGCCGACAGTTTAGGTCTTAGTCCGGCACACTTGGATCTTCTGGTGTGGACAAGTTATTCGAAGTCCGCCCTGCCGTCCTACCATGAGGGCGAGGCGAAGAAATTCGGGGTCTGTACTGGGAGGATACCCAAGCAATTGGTTGTTGAACGGTTGATGAAAGGAGTAAAAGCTCATGACAATACGAGTCACAGACAAGATCATCAGAGCCAGTAAACTGCTGATGAAGGAGAACGGGGGTATCAGGGCGTGCCATTGCCCTTTGTCTCTGGCGTTGAACCAGCAGACTGACCGCACCTGGTTCATCGGAGGTGTGGATGGCGGGATCAACGCCTTTTCATGGGGAGAAGACAAGTGCCATGTGGCATTGGGCGACAAGGCGGAACGGTTCAACAGAAAATGGGAAAACGGTGAGAAAATCAAACCGTTTTCATTTGATTTCCCCGATAAGGCTGGCAAGGTCTTGATAGTTACCGACAAGGCTGGCAAAATGCGTTTGTCCGCTTGAGGGCTGATGTGACGCGAAGGAGGCGACTATGTCCGTGATCAGACGCAAGCTGAACGAAGGGGAGCACAGCATCCCCGAACAGATTTCGACTCTCATTGACTCTCCCGATGAAACAACAAGGGGACTGGTCAAGGCAGTATTCAAGCGCAAGTCGAACGGAGAAGGGGAACTTAGTATCCCCCAACAGATTTCCGAAAGGATCCGTTTGATCTGCGGATGGGACGAAGTGGACTTCTACAGCCAGACTGGACACGGCTGTATGCTTGAGGACGGGTTTATGATGGGTCTGTGGCTCGGGTGCAGAAGCGGATCGGGAAGTTAATATCCTGTGATCGGGCTTGACACCGACGCAGGAATATGGTTGAATGTCTGTGAAAGATTGGGAAAGGCAAGAACGATGAGCTTTGTGAACCAACAGAACCAGCAGAATAGCCTGTCGCCCGGGGGCGACTGGGCAGGCTGGGTTCTGTAGGGACCCAACTTGAGAAAGACCAGCCCCTGGGCGGAAGCCCTGGGGCTTTTTTGTTTTAATGATCTTTGAATGGGGCGTGGTGTAATTGGCAGCACGAGGCGCTCTGAACGCCTTAGAGTGGGTTCGAGTCCTGCCGCCCCAGCCATTTTGAGATACGGGAATTGGCCTAATTGGTAAGGCGTGGGCCTGTTAAGCCCATCAAGATAGCTCTAACCGGCTATGTGTCCAGGTTCGAGTCCTGGTTCCCGTGCCATTTTCGATTCGGGCGTAGTTCAATGGTAGAACGCGGGATTGTTAATCCCGAAGTTGGTGGTTCGAGCCCACCCGCCCGAGCCACCTTTATTGGGGACTGGGATAGCGGAAGTCCGGGAGCCTTTGAAGCTCCTATAGTCTGGTTCAACTCCAGAGTCCCCAGCCACTGTATAATAACGATGCTATGAGAAAAGATTGGATAGACACGGATCGGGTGTTGGACAAGTGCGACTGCGGCGGCTTCGTGAAATTCCTCTGTGACACGGAGCATCAGCCGAATTCTTGGAAGGCTCATTGCATTGAGTGCGACAACACGACCGATTGGGAATTCTGCCAGTCAAAGGCGATGACCGCATGGAACGGGATGATGCGCTCCGTCAGTCCCCGCTGAACAGGTCTTGGCCAACGATCCCTCCCTGCCAGTCCTGATCAGACGTGGCCAGATATCTGGAATATTCGAAGCCCTTCAGTTCGGCGTACGGCCTGCCAGCGGAGTGCGCCATCACCATGTCCCCTATCGCCCTCCCCAGTCCCACTGGGACGGCGTTGCCGATCTGGCGGTACTTGTCGTCAGTCTTCCCGTCCAGCTTCCAGTCGTCGGGGAACTGCTGCACCCTCATGTATTCCTGTACGCTCAGGGGCCTGTCTTCGTCGGGGTGGCATAGCATCGTTGACTTCTGGACTGGGCTGGTGAGCATCGTGGGAGCCGGTTCGTCCCATCCGAGGCGCCTGTAGTAGGACGTTCGGCCGCCTTGGGACTCGTAGCCGCCGCCCAGAGCCTCTTTCTGGAGACCCTCCGGCAGGTTCCTCCAGTCTTGTCCAGCCTTCAGCATCCTGAGGTACTTCAGCCTCGATTCGGGAAAATGCGTGCATTCCATTGGCTCCTTAGTGAGGCCGACGACCGCTTCCCTGAACGTCCGCCACTTCGGGAGGTTGAAGATCCCAAGCTTGGAATGCGTCGGCCGTAGGTACGGGGTTTTTCCCTTCAGGCTGGCGACGATGATGATCCTTTCCCTGTTTTGCGGAACACCGTAGTTCGCGGCGTCGTAGAGGTTGAATGTGACGCAGTAGCCTGCGGCCTCAAGCTTCTTCACCAGTTCCGCGAGTGGTTTCCCCGATTCGATGGACAGGAGGCCGCGGACGTTTTCCATGACGATATAGTCTGGACGGAGTTGTGTCACAATGGATATGTACTTTCCGGAAAGGGATCCGCGGTCGTCGGATGTACCCTTTCTCAGCCCCATCGTGCTGAAGGCTTGGCATGGTGGCCCGCCAGCGACGAGGGTTATATGGTCGTTTTCAGCAAGTTTTGCGGCGGTTTGTATGTCTTTTGCATCGAACTGGCATATGTCCCCTATTACGGGCAGATCCGGACGGTTGAGATGGATGGTTTTCTGGCAGTTGTCGTTGATGTCGGAGGCAAGGCGGATATCGAATCCGGCCTGTTCGAGGCCGAGGTCGAGGCCCATCGCCCCCGTGAAGAAGCTTAATGCGGTCGGTTTTGCCATGCGGGGATTATACAGCGGGATGGTGTTAGACGCAAGCACCCGCTGTGACGGTCCCGCTTTCGGTTGACCATGCGCCGTCAGGGCATCCAGCCTGGGTGGCCTTGGAGGATTTGCGGTTGATCAGTGTGTCGCCGGCATTGGCTGACATCCACCACCTGTTGGTGGCCGCATCGTACCAGATCTTCCAGGTTCCGTTGGAGTAGATCTCCTCGCCGTCATGCAGAATGCCCGTTCGGTTATATGTCCCGTTATAGGCCGATGTGGAGAACGCCGAAGCACAGTATTGTTTCAGGCACCCCTCGGGACTGCTTGACGAGCTTGAAGATGATGAGCTGCTGGAGCTGCTGGAGCTGCTTGAGCTTTGAGAGCTGCTGGAGCTGGACGAACTTGAGCTGGACGAGCTTGAGCTTGAGCTGCTGGAGCTGCTGGAGCTGCTTGAGCTTTGAGAGCTGCTGGAGCTGGACGAACTTGAGCTGGACGAGCTTGAGCTTGAGCTGCTGGAGCCTGACGAGCTTGAGCTGGACGAGCTTGAGCTTGAGCTGCTGGAACTGCTTGAGCTTTGAGAGCTGCTGGAACTACTGGAGCTGCTCGAAAGGGCACAGGGAGCCTGCTGAACCACTGGTGATCCGGCATACGACCCGTGTGCGGTATAGGAACCCAGCAGCCCCCCGAATCCGGCTGAGTCGGCCTTGAAATAGTTGACGTTGTGCGGGATGTCGTCCGTGATGATGTAGTAGTGGTCGGGATCGAACCAGTCGTAGTAGATGAAATACGATCCGCCCTCGGAACGAGGCCCGTAGTTGTTGGGGCTGGATTGCGGATATGTCCCTATCACGTCGGGAGACAGTCCCTCGCCGCAGACATAGAGGATATCCCCCGAGCTTGAAGATGATGAGCTGCTGGAGCTACTGGAGCCGCTGGAGCTTGACGTCGACGAGCTTGAGTTGGACGAACTTGAGCTGCTTGAATTGGAGCTCGACGAGGATGAGCTTGAGCTGGACGAACTTGAGCTTGACGAACTTGAGCTGGACGAGCTTGAGCTTGAATTTGAGCTTGAGCTGGATGAACTTGACGACCTTGATGAGCTGCCAGGTGAGGCCGTCACCTTCACGGTGAACACCAGGCTACCGAACCCGATCCACTTCACGTCGAAGAAAACCGCGCCGGCGTTACGTGTGATCGTCTCGCCTATGAGTGTGAATACGTGCCGCCCGCCCTGGGCGTCGTCGGCGTCCCACACGAACGATCCGGTCTCGTTGGCGATCTGGAAGTTGACGAAGTTGACAACCACGTATGCGGTCGTCCCCGGGTCGCCGGTGTAACTGAGATTGTTGACGGCGCATACAAGAGGAATTTCCTCGTCGGGGCCTATCACGGCGTCGCACATGCTTGAGGAAGACATCGAGGACTGGCTTGAGGACGACTTGGAGGACTTGCTGGAGGACGATGAAGATGAGGAGCTCGGGGACGACGACGACGATGAACTGGATGACGACTTAGAGGACGAGCTGCTGCTTGACGGCATTGCTTGCGTGCTGGAACTTGACATCACCTGTGTGCTGGAGCTAGGCAGCACACGAGTGCTGGAGCTTGACGACAAGCTTGACGAGGACGAGCTTGAACTGGACAGGGAGCTGCTGGACGACGAGCTTGAACTGGAAGAGAACGAGCTGCCTTGGCTGCTGGATTCGAATTCGGTGTCCACGCCCTCGACGACAAAAATGGTTCCAGAGACGTTGCAGGCCACTCCGATAACGTAGTGCGTCCCGGCGGTCCACGCCCTGATCGTATGGGGATTCCCGTTCAGGTCAATCAGCAGGAGGCGGCTCTTGATGGACGGCGGCGGGTCGTAGTCAATGACGTATAGGTTGCCAGACGGATCAACGTCGCAATACTTCAGCGTCTGGTAGGAGCTGGTCCATGCGTTTCCGATGTGCCATCCTGCAACTCCGCTTCCAGAAAAATGGTGGACGAAGAAGCTCTGGTCTATTAGTTTTACCTTGTGGTTGCCGCTGTCTGTTACATAGACGCCTCCGGTCGGGGAACATGCGACGCCATACGGCTTGTTGAAGCGGGCGACATCCCCATGCCCGATCGCGTCTCCGGCGACCCCGTTTCCGGCGACCGTCCAAACATGCGACCCCCTGTTGAATATCCTGACGGCGTGGTTCTTGGTGTCGGCGATCCAGACGTTACCGGCTCGGTCAACCGCCACGTCGTATGGGTTGTTGAACCGCGCGACATCCCATGCCCCGTTTACGAAGCCGGATGCGCAAAGGGGGTCGCCAGCCAGAAGGCTTACGTTCCTGTTGGAGTCAATCTTGCGGATCTGGTTGTTCTCAACGTCGGCCACATAGAGGTTCCCCGAGCGGTCGTACGCGACGCCGCCGGGAGCGTTGAACCTTGCGTCGTATGCAGTTACGGTGTTCGAACCGTTGTTGCCGGGTGTGCCTGCAAGGCCGGCGTAGGTTGAGACGTTGCCACCCGGCGTTGTCTTTATGACGATGTGCTTCTTGGAGTCGGAGCAGTAGACGTTGCCAGACGGGTCGACGGCGACGCCGCAGAGTGCGACGCTTCCGCCAACGAAGTCGCCCTTACCGTTGAAAAGGTCGTTGACGCCGAGGACTATGCCCCCGACGTTGCCCGACAGCGTTGAATATCCCTTTTCGTATCTCGTCAGCTGGTTGAAAGCCATATGTGACCTCGTTGGACTATATTTCCCGACTGGTTCGGACGATCCCCTTTTGCGATATGCGTTTTTTCACGCCGTCAACACGACCCAGTCTGCACCACTGGGTTGCCCAAATATGATCCGCTGATGTTGTATGTCGCGAACACCGTCGAATTGCTGCTCACGAAGCAATCCGTAGGAATTTCGGCTGATTCCGTTGGGGAAATGGCATAGTTGTAGATCGGTCCTATTATGTGGGTGTAATAGATATAGTATCCGTTGTCTGCTCTCCGCCATGCCGGCTGCCCTTGGAAGGCCGCCACCGAGTTGTATGTTCCGGTAACGTCAGGCGACAGCGAATACAACCCTTGGCAAACGTTCACCGAATCGGCCGCGGTCCAGCTTGACGAGCTTGACGACGAGCTCGAGCTTGGCGAGCTTGAGCTGGACGAGCTTGGCGAGCTTGAGCTGGATGACGAAGAAGGACTGCTGCTGGAACTGCTTGACGAGCTTGACGAGCTTGACGAGCTTGACGAGCTGGATGAACCAGACGAGCAGTCACCAACCGTCATGGTTCCCTCGACGGTGTGCGGGACAGAGGCCCTCTGATATCCGGCTCCGTCAGGACATGTTGTCAATGCGGTCTGGTAGTATTTGACGTCGAACGGGTCAACGACTCCTATGCACCACCCTGGCAGGCCGAAGAACATGTCATAGGTTCCGTTGTTGTAGACCTTTGAGCCGTGGAAGTACGAACCGGTGTAGGTATATGTCCCGTTGGCCGAAGGCCACTGGACGAAACCCGTTCCGCAGTAGGTGTCCGCGCAGGTGGAGCTGCTGGACGAGGACGACGATGACGGTGAGGAGCTGGAGGAGATGGAGGACGATGACGAATTTGACGATGAACTTGAACTGGATGAACTTGAGCTGGAACTTGAGTTGGACGAACTCGACGACGAGCATTCGCCCGGGGCCACGCTCCCCTCCACGGTGAACGGCGGCAGTATCCTCTGGTATGACGTGTCTGGGCATACGGCCGAAGGGTCAGACGACGTGTATACGGCAGTCTGGACCGGTTCCGCTACGCCAATCGCCCATCCGGTCGTGACGTGGGCCCAATACAGGTCGTATGTCCCGTTGTTGTAGACCTTTCTCCCGTTGTGGTACGAACCCATGTAAGTGTATGTCCCTCTGGCCAGCGGGAACGTTGAAAAGATGCCGGACGCGCAATAGATGTCCTCGCAGGTAGAACTGCTGGAGGAGGACGACGAGGAGGATGACGATGAGCTTGAGGAGCTTGAGGAGCTTGACGACAGGGACGAGCTTGAGGAGCTTGAGGAGCTGGACGACGACGAGCTGTGCCCGCAGAACTCCCCGACCATCTCCGCCCCAACGTAGAATCGGAGGCAGTCGCCTGACACCCTCACAAACGTGTCGAAAATAGATCTGTTGTCGAGATAGACAGTCATGTTTAGCCCAGTTCCACGATGCCCTATTATTCCCAACGCCTCGCCCTTTTCCCTATAAATGTTGTGGCGGCCGAGCCAACCTTGTGGTTTGACACTCCGCGGGGCTAAAGCCCCGCGGATTCTTGGTTCAGCGACGGAACTTGTCCGGCTGTCCGACAGCCGGGCAGAGGCTCCGTCTCCCCAAGCGTTGATTCCCGCTCGTCCAGCGGTACCTGCCTGATCATGTTCTGCCTGTTCAGGGCGAAGTTGCGGATGTTGACGGCCGCGTTCACGTCGCGGTCATGTTCGGCTCCGCATCTCTCACAGGTCCACGACCTCATTCTCAGCGTGAGGCCGCCATGGATGTGCCCGCACTTGGAGCACATCCTGGAGCTGGGGTCGAATCTTCCTATGAAGATCAGGTTCCCGCCCCTCCACCCGGACTTGTATTCCAGCATGGCTGCGAATTCACCCCACGCGGCGTCCATAATGGATCCCGCCAAGCTGTGGTTAGCCGCCATGCCCCGCACGTTGAGGTCCTCGATGCAGATGGTTTGGTTCTCGTCCACCAGCCTAGAGGACAGCTTGTGCAGGAAATCCCTGCGCCTGTTTGTTATGGTTTCGTACTTTCTCGCAAGACGAATCCTTGCCCTCGCCCTGTTGTTGGAACCCTTTATTTTGCGGCTCACCCTCCGGTTCAGTCTGGCGATCCTGTTCTCCACGCCCTTACCGAACCTTGGGTTGCCAACCTTCTTGCCGTTGGACAGGACGCAGAAATGTTTGATCCCCAGATCGATTCCGACAGCCTTGCTTCTGTCAATCGGCTTCCTTTCCGGAATTGATTTCCCATCCTCCACCAAGATGGATACGAAATATTTTCCGGAGGGGTTCTTCGATATCGTAACGGTCTTGATCTTTCCCATGAACCTCCGGCTGAACACTGTTTTAATCTTAGGAATCTTGGGGATTGAGATGCAATTCCCGTCGAAGTCAACCTTGACGTGCTGCGGGCACTGGAAGGACAGCCTTCCCCTCTTCCTCTTGAAGGTCGGGTATCCCGGATCCCTGTCGTGTTCCCTGATTTTCCGGAAGAAGTTCGTGAAGGCGTTGTCGAGGTTGAGCAGCGACCTTTGGAGGGACTGGGAGTTGACCTCAGCGAGCCATGGGAGATCCATCTTCATCTTCGGGATCTCGTTGGCGAGTTGGTAGACGCCCGGTGACCTCCCGGTCTGGGCGTAGCTCCTGTTTTTCATGTCCAGAGCCCAATTGTAAATGAACCTGACGCAGCCGAAGTGTTTCTCCAGCAGTTCGGCCTGTCTCGGCTTCGGATAGATCCTGTATTTGTATCCCTTTAGCATCATTTACGGTGTTCTCCGATATGCCGCAAAATTCCTTCTTGCCATCGGCGTTTTTAATGGTATTCTTGTTATATGGTCGGAATTGTGAAAGACTCCGCCTTGTATCTGCTGGGGCTGAAGCCCCGCGGGTTTATGGCGGGATCCATAACTGGTGGCGTGAAGTCGAACAATCACAGGAGACGCTTATGTCAAGAGGCTTGGATTTCGCCTGCGAGAACAAGAAGTGCCAGAATTTCGACACATGCCTGACGATGCACGGCCCATGGCCTATCGCTAAGATCGGGGACATCCTGTCGTCCGCGTTCCCCTTCGACAAGGAGTTCAGGGACGGGTTGGAGAAAAGGCTGTCGGAAGGCAGGACGCACGCCTGCATCCCCCTCCCCAACAACGACGTCATCCACGTTCAGGGCATCAGGGTGCAGGCATACTGCCCGCGGTGCGTGATAGTCTGGGACGAGGACATTCTTGCGTCGGATTTCGCGTCGCAGGAGGCGTTCCATCTCGCCGTCGACAACATGTTGGCCGATCCTCCTGCCTGCAGGTGCGGGTCGTCCAGGATCACTGTGGACAGTATCGGAGATGAAACCTTGCTCTGTCCGTCATGCAAAAACCCCATGTTGCGCCAAGGTTGGGTCGTAAAGCCGGTCAAAGTCAGCACGCCATGAGGATTATCGTCACAACGCAGTGGCCTGCGGAGTTCTCCGGGCTCAGGGTAACGCAGATGAACTCGAGGCCGTCGAAGATGCCGGAGAAGATACTTTCCGACGACATCGGATCCGATGGCTTGATGGTCGGCATATGGGCTCCGTGCAGGGCCTCGGGTGTTGAGACCCAGACTGACGTGTCGTCATGGGACGACCTTATCGGGAGCTATATGGCTGTTTTTGAATATGCCGTAGTTCACAAGGCTGCCAACGTCTGCATGCCGGCACTCGGATCAACCCTGTATTGGCCAGCCTCCAAGACCGCCATCGCCGCCAGGGTGGCGCTTTCGGAATTGTCGGGGCCACTGGGGGGCTCGGTTGTGACGTTTGTCGTCAGGGAAAAGGACGCAAGGGCGTGGCTGGATGAGCTGGCGTGTTTCGACGCCTGTCCCGTGTAATCACTTACAACGTTTTTGTATATTGTTGTTACACTGGACAAGAAGGAAGAAATTGATGGAAACCGAAGATAACAAGGCTGTTAGGAGCAGAAGATTCGACTGCGACCGGTGCGGCGGCCGCGGATGGGTCTCAACGGCGGCACATGACCCAAGTTGTGACGGCTCCTGTTTCACGTGTCCTGTTGAGGAGCAGGCCGAGTGCGGCAAGTGTGGCGGAGCTGGGTTCCTTGAGAAACCGCTGATCAGGCTGTGGATTGACGACACAAGGGATCCTCCGGACTCCGGTTGGACGCACGTCAGGACCTGTGACGAGGCCGTCAGAGCCGTCGACGCCTCGCAGCCCGAGAGGGTCAGCTTCGACCACGACCTCGGCGAGGGCGGAACGGGATACGACGTGGCATGCTTCGTCGAACGGTTGGCCTATGACGGCAAAATAGGCAGGTTCGAATGGGACGTCCACAGCGCGAACCCAGTCGGAGCCGAAAGGATCGCCGTCGTGATGAGGAATGCGGACAAATTTTGGTCGGAACAGGAAAAGAAACAGGAACAACAAGGATAGGAGAACGACATGGGCATCATGGACTGGATGAAGGGCAAGGGCAAAGGCAAGGGCAAACAGTGGAAGGATCCCGAAAGGGGGAAGACCCAGGAAACCAAGGCTGAAACCAAGGTCGAGGCCAAGGAAGCCGAGAAGTGCTCCTGCGGGCACGATCACGGCCACAAGCACGAGGATGTCCCGAAGGCTGCGGATGCGGCCGTCGAGGCACCTCCGAAGGAGAAAAAGGCTCACATGAAGGAGAACGTCATGCCCGGCACGCCACCTCCTCCCGCCGAGCCTGAGGCTCCTCCGGTTCTCGGCCCCCGCGACTACAGGAAGCTCGCCAACAACGACTATGAGAAGGCCAAGGAGAAGTTCAAGACGGTCTTCGTCATCCAGCACGTCAAGACGAAGAAGGTCGCCGAATTAAGGGCGGCCAGCGTCGTCCACGCCGCCAACCTGATCGGATGGCGGCCGAGGCAGGTCAGGCTTGTCAAGTCGTACGAAGAGAAATAAGATGAGCGCCAACTTCTTTACTGTTTATGAGGACGCTCGGCCTGGGCGTTTGGTAAACCTGGTGCATGGGAATGATGATCATGATGATGTCGCCCCCGTCTCGAAGGAAAGTAATCTGGTGCGCGATGTCAGGAAAAGGATATTGCGTCCGGTTTTGAACCGGATACAGGAAGAAGTGTCATGGGACGTCATAATGAGGACTGAAAACCTTGTGACCGATGTTTCGTGGATGGTGGGATTGCCATCTCGGTGGCGATAGGTCAGTCTCGTCAAGTCGTTATGAGGAGAAGTGAGATGGAAACCGATATGCTCAGCGTAGGCGAATACGCCAGCGGGCGACTGGCGAATCTGGAACTCCGCGACGGCGGGTTGGACAACACAGGTTCGGGCCTGAAAGCCAGCGGGCTGACGTTCGAAATCAAGAAGAGGATACTGAATCCGGTTTGCAGAATGGTGTTGGGCTCGGTCAGCCTCGGCATCCTGCAGCGGACTGAAAGGCTCCTGTTGGATGTCTCGCAGGGGACTGGGGACGCCCCGCTGAGGGGACAATGAACAAAACCGATTTGCAATCCGTCAGGAGGGATGTTGCCGAGCAGGCGTCAGACATGTTCCTCGCCGGCGGGAGAGTGTATGAGACCGTGCTGTTGGATCGCGTCAGGAAGGATATAATGAAGCCGGCGGCCCGGCGGATATTCGGTTCCGTAAGCGAAAATGTCATTTTGAAAACGGAACCGCTCCTCGGTGGCGTCATGCAGATGACGGGGAACCGTCCGTTCAGAAGGACTCGCGTGTCATGAGCTGCGACGTTGCATCAGTCAGCCGGCAAATCAGCGACATGATGTTGAAAGAGAGGAAATATATTGGATTCAAGGTCATCAGGCCGATCAACGAAGGTGCTTTGGCTCAGATTACGGCGAGGTCAATGAGGCAAATATCCCCCCTTTTGGAAGGAATAATGAGGAGGATGCCCATTGACGCCGTAAGGGGGCTGTCGCGATGAGAGGAAACATCAGGAGTTATTCGGAGGAGAACAATGGAACAGCAGAACAGGATATCCGGCGGGAACGTTGACAAGATGCTCTTGTGCCTTAACACGGCCGACTTCTTCCTTAACGGGGCGAAGTCCGAGAACGAGGCGGCGGCTCATGCGGCTGACATGGGTGACGAGTGCGAGGCAGAGCGGCACCACGCCGCATCGGTTGCCCTCAGGAACAGGGCCCAAAAGGAAATGGCTCGGATCAGGGGCATGTACGGTAAATTCAGGCTCGACCTGAACTGAAAGGATAAGGGGTATGCAGCTCATTTTCATAGGCACGGGGTCGGCGTTCACTACGGAGAACTTCCAGAGCAACACGGTCGTCCGCAGGAACGGCAAGAACCTGCTCATCGACGCCGGCGGGGACATCAGGTGGTCGCTCAAGAAATACAACATGTCCCACAGGGACGTGGACGCCGTCTACGTCACCCACCTCCACTCCGACCACACCGGCGGTCTGGAGTACCTCGCCTTCGCGTCCTATTTCGACCCCTCCACGGAGGAGAAGATCCAGCTCATAGCCAACAACGAGCTGATATGCGACCTCTGGAGCTCGACGCTTCAGGGCGGCCTGCGCTCCATTCAGGGCAAGAGGACGACCCTCGTCGACTTCTTCGACGTTTCGGCCGTCAGGAAGAACGGCAGGTTCACGTGGGAGGACATCGAGTTCAGGATCGTCCAGTCCGTCCATATCATGGACGGCTTCGCGATCGCACCAAGCTTCGGCCTCATGTTCACATGCCCAGAGACCGGCAAGGTCGTATTCCATACCGGAGACACGCAGTTCAACCCAAACCAGATTGTCGACTTCTACAGGATGGCCGACCTCATCGTTCACGACTGCGAGACCTGTGCGGGCCGGACGGGCGTCCACGCACGCTACGACGAGCTTGTGACGCTTCCGGCCGAGATCAAGAGAAAGATGGTGTTCACCCATTACCAGGACAACGTCCTCAAGGACATCGAGGCTTGGGAGAAGAAGTCGATGGACGACGGGTTCGGCACCTTCGGGGACATCCGCGGCTTCCTGAGGCCGGGGACGTTCTTTGACACGACCGTGGCGTGGCCGAGGGAGCAATAGGAGAACTGTATGCAAATCATTTTCGCCATTAAGTCTTGGTTCTATCGTCAAAGGCGTTGGAAGATATGCGCATATTGTGGCACTAGAGTGGCTTGGCATTACTGGTGGGACAGGGAGATAACGGTTGCCACCGACGGAAACCGGTTTTTCCCCTGTTTGTGGGATATCCATTGGCGAAGGGTCTTCACTGGCAACTGTTGCAATCCTCCGGTTGGATAAAGGAGAATCATGTTTAACGGAATAAGACCGAAATTCGGGAGCCTTTCCGAGGCCGCAAAGAACCTCATCGGGATCCTCGACGGCGTTCCCGACGGCCATTACATCCAGAAGGTGGAGCAGGCCGTAACAGACCTTGAGGACTTCTGCATACTGCAGAGGCTTGACAGGGTCGCAGGCGTCAAAAGGATCAATAGGGAAACCGGTGAAGTGACATACCGGAAGTCCATCAGGATAGACGATCTACTTGAAGCGGCGGCCGGACCGGCGCACAAGGCCTCGTCGGATCATGAGGCTCATAAGGTTGAGGAAGAAACAAAGGAGATAGATCATGGGCAAGACTAACACGAGAGCTCAAGTGAAGGTTTCACACGGCCATTGGGACGCCCCTTTCCTCAAGAGGGATAAGGATGATGTGGATCTGTCTTGTCTTGTGGGCAAGAAGATTGTGTCCGTCGGCAGGATCGACCAGTCGGGATTTCCTCCAAATACCGCCTCCGCCGAGGCCAACTTCGCCATTGACTATCAGGATGGGAAAAAGGTCCGGCGCGTTGTCATAGGCGCCACCGACCTCGGCTGGTGGACGGAGTGGATCGGGGAAAGGGGTACGGCAAGCCGTGTCGACAGCCTGAAGGACATGGTGCGCTCCGCATGGGACAACCTTGTGAAGCAGGAGTCGCTGAAAATAGTCTACAGGCCCTTGGGGCTGAGGTTCTATTTCGCCGCCGACGACGGCTCCGAGATCCTCTCTTTTCACAGAGATGATCTGAAAGTCTTGCCGGCGAACGTGAGGAGGCACTTCACCTCGAAAAAGCCAAGGGACGCCGAGGCGGTCGTCGCGGCGATCGGCCAATGGCTGTGGGCGGACTGATTTTTGAAAGGAGACGCGATGTACATAGAGAATCCGAAGACCAAAGGCAGCGGGATCTTTTGCTGCATTCCCCAGACTGGAAAATGCCCCAACGGGTGCGAGGATTGTTTCTTCCAATCGGGGCGCTCGTATCTTGAGCCGCTCGACCAGAACCTCCCCAACATGCCGGATCCGGACGAGGTCTCTAGGTACGGCTGGGTCGTCAGGGTCAACGACGGCAACGACAGCAACGTCCACAGGGAGCATGTCGTCAGTTCTGTCCAGCGCTACCCACGCCGGTTCTACAACACCGCCCTGCCAAACGACCTCGGTGGCTTCGACGCCCCCGTCGTCCTGACGCTCAACCCCGGAACGATGACCGACGAGTCGTTCCACAAGCTTGACGACCCCATCCCGCCGAACCTCATGTTCGTCAGGTTCAGGACGAACACATGGAACGTGATCCTCGCCGGAGACGCCGTGGACTATTACACGGTTAGGGGCGTGCCCGTTGTCCTGACGTTCATGGCCTATTTCAAGACGGCATCCGACATCCCCGAACCTGAGCGTATCGGCTATGTCTTCAGGAAGAGGACGCTGAACTCCTACCACGCCATCACCACGGAGGCGTGGCAGGAGGTCATGGACGCCCACAGGCTCAACAAGCTCGTCCACTCGTGCGGCAGGGTAGAAGGCGAGCTGGGCGACACGAAGTGCAGATACTGCGGCAACTGCCTGAGGGAATGGCATGTTGCAACGGAGCGCATGAGGACGGGAGGCCAGCGATGAGTCTTGGGAACATTATGAGGGCCAACAAGAACCTCGGCGGCCGGGAGTGGGTCAGCAAGGCATTCGAGCATCCCGAGGACGTGACGGGGATGTTGGTGCTCCAGTTCGACTTCGAGGATTCCGTCAACGGCCGGACGCTCAGCAGGGACATCATGGCCTTCCCCCACAGGAAGCCGGAGGCGAAATACTGGATGACTGGCGACAACGTCCTCGTCCAGTTCAGGTCGGCGGACAAGAGGAAGGCGTATCTCAGCACCCTCCTGAGGAACATGGCCGAAGCCCGTATCACAGTGGAGGTCAGGGAGCCGAAGGCTCCGGCCAAGGTAAGCAGGTTCGGGTTCATGACCCACACGGTCTACAGGACGATAGGTGACATGGTTGCGGTGAATATGGTTCTTGAGAAGGCGGAACGGGAGAAGGAAATCGAAAAGAAAGGGAACATCAGAAATGAAGAAGCCAAAGAACAGTCCGACGCGCGTTGAGGCCAAGCACTGCAGCGGATGCGCCGCTTGCGGAAGCAGCGGAGCCGGAAGCCTCCAGCAGTCCCACAGCACATGGGAGAACTGCAGGGTGGTTCCGCTGAGCAAGATGAGGAGGGTCGGCACGCCCAAGGAGGGGTTGTTCATGTTCTCCCAGCACCTCTGCTCATACCAGACGAAGTTCCCTGACGGCAAGTGCATCGAGGCGGCCACCGGCCAGAGAGGAGGAATTCCTGAGATCGGAGGCAGGCCGTTCATATACGACGTGGCCATCCATCCGGGCGAGGCCACGCCCAAGGCAGTCAGGCAGGCGTTCCTCGCCGTCGTAGGCGAGAAGGCGTTCCACGACGCCTGCTGCTACGGCGAGATCCTGAACCGGATGGTCACGGAGGGCAGGATGACCGAGGAGGAGGCGGCGGAGGCGAAAGTTGACCCGATCTCCCTGCGGAAAAAAGTCGTTAAATAGATGTTGACTTGAAGGGAAAAATCGTTTATCTTGCGAAACAGAAGATTGGAAAGGATAGTGTCTATGAGCTTGTTAGTGGTCCCAGAGCATATTCGACCGGAGGAACGCCCCGCATAGGGCGGCCGGACGAGTGTCTCCAGGATCATGGAGCAAAACGAGGGCCGCCA